TCATTGCTGCCCAGCTTGATGCGGCGCTTTTTGGAAGCAATGTTGGCATACAAGCCGTCGCTCATTTCTTGCCGCCCTTCATCATGCAACGGCCCATGGCCTTGCACTTGGCGGGGTTCGGGCATCCGTTGCATGGCGTGAATTTGGGTTTGGGTTTTTTCATTTCTGACGTCCTTTTCCTGCTTGTGAAAGTGCGATTGCGATGGCCTGCTTGCGAGATTTAACAACGGGCGCTTTCTTCGGGCCTGCCGGGTCAGCGCCTGCGTGAAGCGTGTCGCGTTTGAATTCACCCATGACCTTAGCCACCTTGGCGTCGGCTTTGCTCGGCTTTTTCATTGTGGACCCCATATTCAAACTTCCGCCACCATAGCACATTACAAAACGCCTTTCAAACCTCGCCGCAATGGAGCGCCCCAGTCGTCTTGTGACGGGATTGATGCCTTGAAAACTGCAAGCAATCCAAAGGCATCCGCGCCGTGGCTTGCAAAGTCATGCTCTGGCCCCAAACCAATGCCGCGCTTTTCGTCCCGTTTCTCGTGATACCAGCCCAAAGCATCGCGCCCGCCTTCGGTGGTGTCAGCATTGAACCGGATCGAGGGGAACAATCGGCGCGTTGCGTCAATCCGCTGCAATGCGGCTCCTGCCCCTTGGTTCTTCACCAGCTCCACCGCAAAGCCTGATTCTCGCAGGTAAGACATGGGCGTGACCGCGTAAACCTGATCGTGCTTGCGTCCGTCGTGCGGCAAAACGCATATTGCATCCTCATAATCATTGGCGCGCAGCCAGTTGACGTGCGCCTCGAAGGGCTGGCCGACAGCCTCGTAATAGTTCAGCACCCGCACCTCTGACCCGACGAATTGCGCCACCCAGATTGATGTCGCATCGGATTTGCTGGACGTGCCGCCGATGTCCCAAAACGTGTAGACCTTCATCAGCGGATCGCGCGCCACGAAGCCAATGCGCCGCTCTAGTTGGGCGTCTGTGAGGTGCTTGGCATAATATGCGCCTTCTAGCACGGTGGCATATTCGCCTTCCCAGATATGGCCATATCGTTCGGGCTGATTGGCAATGCAATCGCGCCGCTCCTGATCAAGCACGTCGGGAAACCACGGATTATCCGACCAGTTGGCACGGACCACGCTTGCGCCTGACGGCAGATGTGATCCGCGCAATAGCTGGTCAATCGGATCGGTGGCGCGGGCAGGGTTCCAGCTAAACCAAAGCTCAGAACCATCGGCGCGGATTGTTGGGCGCAGCAGGGACAGGGAACGGTCAGATAGCGATTGGGCTTCTTCGACCCATGCGCGGTCAAAGCCTTCCAGCGACTTCACGCTATCGGCGGTGTGATCTTGCATCCCTTGGAATATGATCAGCCCATCGCCTGGCGTCTCGATTACTTCGCGGAATATCTTGAAGCCTTGGGCCTCGCCGAGGTTGTATGTCTGGATTGTATCCTCGATCAGCTTTTTGGCCGATTGTTTGAGCGACTTCTGCACTTCTCGGATGCAGACGCTGCGATGGCCTTGGAAGCGCAGATGTTCTTCCACCATTAGGCCGGCGAAGAAGCGGCTCTTGCCTGACCCCCGGCCTCCCCACGCGCCTTTGTATCGGGATGGATCTAACAGCGGCATGAAAGCCGCTGCTGTGGGGATTTGCAGGCGGTTCTTAGGCATCCTTTGCCTGGACGATGACGCGCTCCACCACTTGCGGCGTCATGCTGCCGTCGCTGGATGTGTGGTCGCTCTCGACTTTATCGCGCCAGTCTTCTTTGAAGCGGTTTTTCATGTTGAAAATGTAGCTGGTCGGGTTGAATCCGGGAGTTGCGCCGAAGGTTGCCAAGCGGCCCTGACGCTCCCACCATGCCTGCGATTTTTGCAATCCCCTTTTTACGGCGTCGGAAAAATCTGGATGAGCCTTCATCCATTCGTTGATGGTTTCGCGGCTCACGTCGCAGGCTTCTGCCATTCCGACCAGCGTTTCGCCTTCTTCGCCGACATTGACGACCACATCGCAGAACTCTGGCTTGTATTTGGTTGGGCGTCCTGCTGGCATGATTTTCCACTTTCATCTCGGGCAATGCGGCCCGGTCGATTTGGCGCACTGTATCAGGTTTGCGCGTTTTTGCAATGTCATGGCTTCATCGGTTTTTTTGGCGGTGCGGGCATTGGCATCCAGTGGGTTGGGTTTATGATGGTGTACGGCCACCATGCGCCGCCTTCGAAGTCCTCCCAGAATCCCGCGTCGATGATGTACCTAGATTGCGCCTCGGACCACGATGCCAGGATGACTGTTCCGACAATCGGCGCTGTTTCGATTGGCTGCCATTCGCTCACGCTGTAATCCTTTCTTGATGACCGCAATGATGGCACTCCACCGCCGCGCTATTGGGGCTGATGATCCTGACCACAAGGCAAGGCTCATCTGATTTGACGCGCCACGCGCTGCATATCGGGCATGTCTGGCGGTGGTATGTCGCGCCGGGTGGTGGATATATGCCGTGGTATCCCAGTTCGGGCAGGATCGGCCAAAACGCGGGCGCTAGGGCGTCGTTGCGCCCTTGGGTGGCCGGATGTAGCGGCGCGGGGCTGTAAGGCCATTCCTGCGCGCTCTGGCGGGCGCTGTGGGTCATGGCCGCGCCAAGGCCGCGAGGATGCGGGCGGTGTAGTCGGCTTGCGCTACGGCTTGGGCGGCTTTAATGCTGTCAGCATCTTCCCACTGCCCCATGTAGCGCCCCTGCCACCTGACCTTGCCATCCGTCCCGACCCTGATCTGGTAAACGTCGTTGCAACCAATCGCCTCCAAAATAACGTCTTTGCAACCAATCGCCTCCAAAATGCGGGGCGACATTTGATCCCACTCCAGCGCCAGCACCTTGGGCGGCAGATCGGCGCGGACGTAGGGCGCTGCGGCAACCAAGTTGTCAAACGGCGACCATGCCTGCTGGTCGATGCAGTTTGATGCCCAAATCCGTTCCGGCATGTCCGTCATTTCCCCGTCTCCCCTTGGTTGGTTGCAATCTCGCCCCCACAGGCTGCATAGCCCGCTGCGTCGATCCAGTTTTCAGCGTGGCCGGGGTTGCCCTTGATGCGCGCCACCTTGAACAGCGTCATCATCGCGGCCACGTCCACCGCGCCGATCTGCGCGCCCGTGTATGCCGTCCAAAGCGCCCCGATCAGGCTAAAGTTGCTTTCCGCGTCGCCGTGGGTCGCGGCCCGGTCCTTGGTGACGTATTCGCTGGCCGTTGCCAGTATGTCGGCGGGGTTCATATCAACTGCTCCTGTGTGGGCTTGGGGGCGGCTTTCGATTTCTGCGAGCTTGGCGCGCGCATCAAACCACATTGCTTGCCCCCTTTACGATTGACCATGCTTCGGTCCGCGCTGCCTTCGTCGCCCCGCTCATGCCTGCACCCCCGCCATCTGCAAAACCTCGCGGTATGGCACCCGGTAGGACGTGGCGACCTTGCCGAGGCGCTCCACGCTGCCCCCGGCCCGCTGGATCGCAGCCGACAGGCCGGGTTGGTAGACGGGCGCGGCGGCGGGTTTCGCGGCGGGTTTCACGGCCCGCACCTTGGGCACCGACTTGGTGTAGGCGTGGGGTCGCCACATCGGCGCACGCGGTTCCAGGCCCAGCAGCGCGGCGCGGGGATAGATCGCACTGCGGCCCAGCCCGACAGCCGCCCCGATGGCAACGGACGTTGCGCCAGCTTCCCACATCTGCACAAACAGGCTATCGTCAATCGGCTTGATTGCGGTCATGGCTGCACCATCGCATAGCGGCCCTTAACGGTGCTGTATGTCACCATGCCGTCGCGTAGCAGGGCGTCCAGCGTGTTATTCAGCCATGTCGGGCGGCTCAGGGCTTGGCGCATCCGTGCGGCGGTGTTGGTGCCGTCGCCTATCATCGCCAGCAACAGCGCCCGCCGATCAACGATACGGGCGCGGGCTTCGTCCTTGTTGGCCATCTGCGGCATTCGGCCCGGATATTCCTGCCCGGTGCCAAGGCGGGCGCTGCGCAGATCGCAATGGGCGCGGGGCGACAGGTTGCGCCATTCAGGTTTGCAGCAATTGGTTGGGATGATGGTCAGGGCGATCATACCCTCACCTCACGATTGCCAAAGCTGATATTCATGCCGGGGGGCGGTGCGGGCAGGCTCACGGGCATGAACACCCCATCCCGGCCACTCACCGAGCGTGACGCCTCAAGCAAAGGCATCTCCAGCGTGACAATGCCGGGGCGTCTGAACGGCAACGGCGCTGGGCGGTAGGCGAACTCGGGATGCGCGGCGCGATAGGCGCGGACCACTGTGACCGTCTTGCCCAACTGGCGGGCGGCTTCGGCGTCGGGCATGTGGATCACGGCGTCGTAGCGGTATGGCGTCGAATCTTGGTTTGTTTTCATTTTTTTCATGCGACCCTCCATACGTGCAGCACCCCGTCGATGGTGCGGGTGGTGAAC